GTTTCCCAGTCACGATCCGGAGCGGGACCACTCGCCTACCAGGCCGTCGTGAATGACTGCGGCTAGCTGCCAGTCTGGATTCATGGGATCCAGGAGCCAGTCCCAGATCTTAGCGATCAGCCAGCCCAGGATCGGCAGCTTACGGATCCAGTTAGGTAACTTAGGCGTCGTAGCGAAGTTAGTACGGTGCCCCTTAGGAATTAGCACCGAAGCGAAAGGGCCGATATTAACCTCTATTTCGTACTGGGCCTCGAATATACCAGGCTCGCCAGGTACGGGCATAAAGAGCCCAGCGGGTAAATAATTAGACATTGTGTACTCCCCTTGTAGGATAGTTAAAAGGTCTCCACTCGATCCCGCAGTTATCGCAGGCGTGGGTCTTATGCAGCCTCGTTTTCCATTCGCCCATATCTATATGCTGCACGCCGCACCCCGGGCAATGCAATACTTTATTTATACCGTGGCCGTCTGCTTCGGCTTTATTGGTAAGGATCTCGTCGCGCTTATCGGCGAATACCTTAGGGACCTGGCGGCCTAGTTTGTACTTAAGGGGATCCGAAGCGATAACGGCCTCCATCTCTGCGTAATCCGCCTCCATAAGCGGCCCCTTACCCTTCCAGCGGCCAGTCTCGGCCCCGTAAAAGGCGTTATCATGCTTAACGATTACCGGCTCGATATCTACCTCCCGGACCGGGGGCGCCTCTTTAATCACGATCTTAGGCCCTTTAATGCACTCCGGCGGAGCCTGGTCCTTTATGTCCCAGCGGAGCCCGCAATCATTACAGACCATTTCGTCCAGCTCGCGTCTAGCGCTACAGTTAGCGTCTTGCATTGATACCCTCCGGGCCTTCGATAAATTTTACGGCAGTGAAAGTCCAACTATTACCGGTATCCCAGTGCGTACCGGCCAGGATAAGGCGCCGGTCTGGGATCTTAAAAGCGTAATAGGTGTAAGTCTTGAATCGATGCGAGAAAGCCGGGAGGGCCTGTACTGCTTTAATATGCCTAGCGCCCAGCTTAATGTGGATCTGGCGAGCGTCGGCGCCCTTATCGAAGTCGAAAGGGTCGCCCGCGGCCATAACGAAACCGTGCAGGAGCTCGCAGGATTGTAGGCTCGATAGTTTCATTAGATCCGGCTCCCGCATAATGGGCCGCGCTTATTCTCCTGGATAGTTTCTGCGCACCACTTTTTAGCGTCGTCCAGAGTCTCGGATCCGGTAAATACCTCCTGCTCGTCTACCTTCCCGTCCTCAGTCTGGACGAAAGCTAAATAAACTTTACTAGCTGGGTCGTGATAAATCTCTGCCAGGAATCCGGTATCCGTATTAAGGTCCTCGTATATAAGTTTCATTACTCAGCCACCCATAGATCGACCGCGTCACGGCAAGCTTGGGCCGAAGGGAAAAAGCCCTCGAAAAGCTCCTCGCCGGTCTCGTAGTTGAAAATAACTAGACAATAGGGAGCCGGATCGTCCTCGCCACTAATCCAGTCGTAGCTGATCTCGGCCTTATCGTCGCCTATATAGGCCATGCAATCCTCCAGATCGCACTCTGCGCACGTTCGCCACTCGACAGCCATTACTGCGCACCCCCGGATCGTTTATTCCACGTAGACCGGATCGCTCCTGCTAGGCAGTCGTGGCACTCAATGGCCGGGACTTCGTTACCTTCCTTATCGGTCCACTGCGCGCCCCTAAGATCTGTACCCCCGCAAAAGGGGCACGGCTTAAGCTCTGGGACTTTTACGTCGGCGGCCATTACGCGGCCGCCTTAGTTACTTTTTGAGCGTAGAGCGCTTCGGCCTGGGCTGCTAGATCCAGCATATTACGAGCGCGGCGGCTAATGGCGAATTTACTAGCGCGAGCCTCGCCTATTGCGATCTGGCTAAGGCGCGGCTCCTCGTTATAGAGATCGCTAAGGCTGCCGATAGTGTAAAGGTGCCCGCTGGTAATAAGTTTAGCGTCTACCATTTCGCTAACTAGCTCGTCGGTAGCGCGTTTAATAGCAGTAGCGCCGTTAGGGTTAAAAGCGTGGAAGGTGGCTAGATCGCGAGCGGTCCAACTTTTGGCGGGTTTAGTTGCTGTCTGGGTAAGGTACTGGTAGCTAACTTTTTTAGGCATTTTCTGCTCCGTTGTTTTTCTTAAGTTTGGTAACCTTAATTTATACTAACGGAGCCGTCAATAAAAAATAATAAAATAATTAAATTATTTTCTTAGCCCTTAGCTGCTGGGCTCTCTGGGCGAGGAATCGCTGCAGGATTCGGTACTCGTGGGTACTGTTTACGGAGATATTACGATGCGTAGCGAGCTTTTCGTAGTGGGCGGCCTGCTCCTCGTAGTCCTGGGCGATCAGCTTATTAACGACTTCCTGGCGGAATATCTTTTCCCTAGCCAGCTCGTCCTCTAGCTGCTTAACCCTGGATAGCGGGCTCGTCGTCGCCTTCTGGCTCTGGCTGGTATTCGGTTGCATAGTCTGGCTCTCGTTTAATCGGCCCGGCGTAATGCTTTGCTCGCTTTTCGTATTCGGTCTGGCAATCAATGCCGCGCGTGGCGCTGGGCATTTTCTCGCGGCGGAGGGCGGGGATCTCGATACCGCAGTCCTCCTCGATACAGTACTTAGTGCCCTCTCCGTCTAGCTTAGCGGTTACGGCTGCTATGCCGGTACGCTCTAAGGCTTCGACGTTTTCCTGGGCTAGGTCTGCCTCGTCGGCCATACTTCGCCCTCTACTAATTTGCGTGCCAGATCCTCTATACGCTGCTGCAGGATCCGCTCGCTTTGATTGTTCCAGATAACCACGTCGCCCGGGGCCTCCTCGATACCGTCCTCGGATTTATGGCTGCCGGGAATCCCGCCCCGGCCCTTAACGTGCACTATTAGCCCCGTCTCGCGCACGTATTCCGCTTCGTTATTAAAGCGTACGTCTGTAATAATACAGTTATGGCCCCAGTAGCGGAAGTTAAAAGCTTTAACCCAGATATCCGGATCGATCAGCTCGCGGCCCCACTCAGTACCTAGCGTCTGCATTAGCTCGCGTGGACTTTTGCCGCCGTAGTTAGTCGGATCGTGCTTATGCGGGCCGTCTAGATCTCGCTCCCTCGTTACGCTAAGGCCGGTAACGAGCATATCCTTAAGCGGATCTGCGAAAGCGGCCCGGGCGTACTTAGGGCCGAGGTAAGGGAGTAGCATATCTGCGCAGGTGTTTTTCCCGGATCGGGCCGGTCCTGCGAATCCGATAAGGCGGGGCAATTCTGGAAGGCTCATACTTTTGGCTCCTTTATGCTGAATACTTCCGCGGCTTCGCCAGTGCCTGGCTTGGCTTTCTGGGAATCCTCGTAAGCTTTTACAATAGCGGCGCCCCCTCTTAACAGCCCTGCAGGATTGCCGCGGCGGATAAATAGCTTAGGCTTACCGCCCTCGCTCTCCATATAATTATCGACTCGACCGTTAACGAGGCCCGGGTGCCAGTCGTAGCCCATACTCTGGAGGATCTCCCGGCGCTTGTTATGCGGGATACTTCGGGCCATTCGCATATGCTGCAGCAGGCGATCGAGGGCCATACTGCTAATCCAGTCCCCGGCGAAACCATGGCGCCCTTCGTTAATAGCCTCCATAATCTCCTGCTCTACGCTACCCAGGGACGCCTGGATCGCCTCGTCCGTACTGCTCGTATTAGGTGCTCTATGGAGCTCGCCTGCGGGATTTAACTCGTCTGGGATCGGGTAAGTCTGCAGAAAATGGGTAACGATCGCGTAGCCGTCCTCCTCTCTAAGCCATCGATATAGATCTGGAAAATAGCTACCGGTCATACCGTCGCGAGCTAGATCCGTCTCCTCCTGCTGGGCAGTAAAGAAAACAGCGAAGCGGCGATCCTTTCGAGTCTTACGGATAGCGTCCTTGTGGTTTGAGTTAAACATGAAATTACAGCGGACGTCCTGCATAACCTGATCCTGCTGCATGGCTCTTTTAGCCAGGCGATCGCCAGTAATATAAGGCTTAAGGATCTCCAGGATATCGCGCTTATGCTCCGGCACGTAGATATCCTCTACGCCGATAAAAAGGGTATTAAAAAGCCACGCGTTAAACTTTTCCGAGATCTCGCTAGCCGGGGGCATATGGACGTAGCGCTCCCCGATCGCCGCAGCTATGCAGCGAGTAAAGAGCGTTTTACCGTTACCCTCTACGCCCTGCAGCAGTGGCGCCCATTGGAATTTAATCCCCTTATACTGGACGCACGCCGCCATATAGGCCAGCAGGATATCCTGGTCTCCCTGGATCGGTAGTACTTTCTTTAAATGGTTTAGGAATCTGGAGGGGTCGCCCTGTTTGGCGGGGGTGGCGACCGGGACGTAGACGTTAACTAAGCTCCGGCCGTCGTGCTCGATCACTTCGCCGGGCTTAAGCTCTGGGCGGAAGCAGGTAGACTCTACCTTCCTAAATCGTACCGCCTGGCTTTCGGTAAATGCTTCCCAGGCCTTGCGGGTAGTTTTTCCGCTATCGGCTTCGATCTGAAAAGAGTATCCGCCGTAGGTCGCGTTAAACTGCTCGGATTTTAATAGCGCTCCGGAGGGGGTAAAAATTCGGTGCAGATCCTGGATATAAACGCACCCCCTAAAGTGCTCCATTTGTTGGCTAACGCCTAGATACTGGTAGCCCTGCATTACCATAGGCTCGGCGTTACTGAGCGGCTCGAGTGCTTTTTCGATCGGGGCCGCAGCTGCTGCTATCTCTTCGGGGCTAAGGTGCTGGTTATCGATCCAAAAACTGGGCTTTGCTAGCGGACCGAAACCTGCGCAGAGTTTAACGATAAGCTCCTCGTCCCCCAGGCAAGCCTGCAGCTTTTGAGCTCTTATAGATCCGGCCCACTGCGTCTGCTTAGGTGATCCTCTAAAGCGCGGCGCGTTAAATTGCTCCGCGATAGGATCTACGACCTCGGCACCTTCGGCCGGTATCGAGTAGACCGACTCCTGCATACTAACTGCGTTAAGAATCGTCCGGTAGAGATAGTCCTCGCGCTGCCATTTGTCCCGGACCAGGCCAGAGAGCCAGAAAAGCCTAAGGATCCGATCGCAATTATTACCGGTCCAGAATGCTAAGTGCTGCGCGAGTGCCGCGTCGGCCTGGCTGGCGTTATACGTACGATCGCCATCCGGGTATGCCTTCGCCATGGCTTCCTCGTCGGCTTCCCATAACTGGCGAAAGGTGCAGACGTCGCCAAAAGTAGCGGCCGAGCTCTGGGAAGCCAGGGCTTTTTCCAGGAGCTCGTTATCGTCCTCTGGCCCGGTATACTCGGCTACCGGCTCGCTAGTCCATTCCTGCGACTTAGCCGTGGTTTTTGGCGGGAAGTAATTAGCGGCTACGTAGGCCAGGTTATTAGTAAAGTCGATATCTGCGGATCCGACCGCATTAGTGCCGGTTAAGGCCACGAATCGCCGCTCCGTATATAGCTCGATCCCTAGGGGCTCATTTTTGCTGGAGTGCTCCGGCGGTAAAGCTTTGCCGAAAATATGCAGCCCGGTACCGGACTGGGATACCTCGATCGCAGCCCCGGGGAGCTGGATCGTGACTGGGAAAC